TAACTCTAATTGTTTACTAACTGCACCTGCTAACTTTTCATTAACTGCTTTTTGTGCATCATCAACACTTCGAGTTCCGGCTTCTACATCTTTGATTATACTGCGAAACTCTGTTGCGTTAGCCGCATTGAAAGCAATTTCATACTCTCCTTTTTTAACTCCTTGAAATTGAAGTCCTGATTTTTTAAATCCGTTTGCCATATTGTATTATTGATTGTTAAATAAAAATTGATTGATAACTAAAGGTTTATTTACCGTATTTTTTTTCCATAGCTTCTAAAGAATCATAAAAGTCGTTTCTTGCTTTTTCTAAATTTTTTAAATTTTTAGCTACTCTTGGGTCTTTTTTTGCCATTTTAGTAAGAATAGCTGGTCTAAGACCACGAGCTATATTATAAAAAATTTTATCAAGAATTGATTGTTTAGTTTTTTCTGTTATGTTTTTATATTTAGGCATTGTATTCCTTTAATTTATTCAATAATAAATATCAAGAATTTAGATTTTTATTATTTAAATCCACCTTTTGATTTTTTCATTGCTTGTTCTTGTTGTTGTTTTTCTTGTTCGTATTGTTGAACTAAGCGTTTGTAGTAGAATCTACGAAGATAGACAGGTAAATCATATACCTCGTCAAAAGTGAAACCACCTTTTGCATAAAAGATGATTTGAAATATTTGTTCGTGTAAATCTTTTTTATAGTCGGGAGTCAGGCCAAAAAAACTGAGCAGTCATAGGAACTGCCACTCTCTCCTGTTCACCTCTACTATTTTTAACTTCAATTCTGAAATCTAAATCAGGACTTATGTTTCCAACAAACTTTCTAAATTCAATTGAATCAACTGAAAGAAATTCATTGTCCACAAATTCATTAATGGATTTTCTGTCTGTTTTTCCGTCAACTGATTTGATTAAGTATTTTAATCTTGTTGAATTTTCACGACTAATAGCTTCTGTATCGTCTTTGAATACTTTTTTAATAGCTTCAACTTCAATATCCATTTCTAGCTCGTCTTTATGTGTTGGAATAGAAAAGGTTAATATTCTTTCTGTTTTCGGTAGGGTAAACGAAAACGAGTTGATTCCTTTTTCATATTTTGAAAAATCATATTTTTGTGGAACTAATTTTGTTAAGTCTGCTGTTCCTTTAACTTGTTCTCCATATTCATCAATGAAAGAAAAGTCATAATTTTTACCATAAGCCAATACTCTTGCACCAACCAACACAGCGTTTTTATCACCAACTAGTAAATCGTTGTAATTAACTTTTTTATCAACGATTAATGATTCTAATAGTTTGTCTAATGCTTTTCCTTGTTGAATTAAGTTTGCAGATGTAAGAATATCTTCATCTCGTGCAGTCATATATCTCATTTCTATTTTACCACTTGACAATGGATTGTCTTCTGGATAGAAATGTCCCTTCGACGGTAAATCAATGATTTCCGTAGGAAATTTATTTTGTGTCATTATTACTCCTTTGTTTAAAACCTTTTAAATAACTATATTATTTTTTACCACCAAAGATTTTTTCAGCACCTGCGATACCAAAACAACCTAATGTGATAACGACAAATGAATTATAAATAAATTCTTGAATTACTAATTCATTACCGAATGCACCAGTAACCATATCAACAATACTTGTTATTGTCATTACTGCGAAAGACATAAAACCAATTATTGATTTTTCATTATATTCATTTTTATCTTTAAATATTTCACTAAATCCCATTTTTATCTCCTAATTATTTTTAATATTTGATGGGTCTGGATATAACAAATATACAACACCACTACCACTTACTCTTGATAAACCGATTTCGTAAACTTCTTTTTCAGTAAATTCAGAAGCGGCTATTGTTTCTCCGTGTGGTGTAGACAACACGGTATCACCAGCTCCACCTGAACCAGAAACAAAAAATCCACTTGCTCCTTTTTCAGAACCTGTTGCATAAAAATCTTTTGCTGTTACTTTGACAATTTTACTAAATTTAGGTGTATAATCCATTTTTTATCCTTTAGAATTGTAGGATTGCGTAATCATATTTCAATGTTAATGCAATCTCAACTGGGTCTGATGTTGCATAATCCATAGCTCCAAAATTAGCAGCTTCAATGTAAGTTCCTTTTAAAGTCCACTCCTCAACAATATCTCCAACTGGTCCTAATAGATTAAATGTGATATCTCTTTTGTAGAAATCAGAATAACCTTGACGACCTGTTACTGACTCGTGGTGTTCTCTAACCCACTCCATTACTGATTGAGCGGCTGATGGAACTACTGGGTCATACAAAGTAATTTCTAATGGTTGCCATGCACCTTTACCTTTTACATACCTTTTAACATTTATGTGTTCTAACACCACTTCATCAAACTGAATAGAAGGTCTATTCATTGCTTTGATTGTGAAGGCTGGTATACCTTCAATATACATAATGAACCTATTCTGTGTTTTAGGTTCAAAAGGTGTAAACATAATTTCTGATGGGTCTAATAGTTCAGCCATTATAAATTCTCCGTGTTTATATTCAATAATAAATATAACGAAATGAAAAAAATGATTAAATATATTTGAATATGTTTTGAAAGTTTTTTGAAAGTTTTTAGATTAAAAAAAAACCCCACTAAAAAGTGGGGCTTTTTTTCTGTCATTAACTATTATTCAGGGAATGTAGCACCTGTTGGTTGAACTACAAAGTCTAATACGATAAACTCAGCTGTTCTTGTTGGTTGAATAAATATCTGTCCGACTAAACGATTTCTATCGATTTCGTCAGGAGTGTTATTTGTATCATCCATAACCACTCTAAATGCACTTAGACCACTATTTGACTGAACATCTTCTAAGAAAGGATTAACAACATTTAAGAAACGATTTCTTGTTGCTGTTGTGTTCTGTTCAAATACCAAGAAACGAGAAGTTGATGCGATAAATTTCTTTAATGAAATTAACAATCTTCTTACATTTACTCTATCTAATGCACTTGGTTTTCCTTGTAATGTTTTCTGACCAAACACCACTACACCCTGTCCAGGGAAAGTAGCGATTGGGTTAACTCTATTTTCATACAACTTATCTCTCTCACTATGAGTTAGTCTAGATTGTGCTTCAACAACATCTGCTAAACCACCACGATTTAGACCTGCTGGAGCGAACCATTCAAAGGCTACCTCGTCATTGAATGCAATGACACCAGGTAAAACAACTGAAGGTGGCACCCAAGTTGGTCTGTTTGTGTTTTCGTCTATGACTTTTACCCACGGGTAATAAGTTGCTACGAAGTTTGAATCTAATGCTTTTACATTGTCAATCACAGTAGTTACTGAATCATTGTATTTCGCAGCGTCAAGAACAAGGAAAGTATCTGCTCTATCTTCTACTTTATCAATTGCGTGATTAGTAACATTTGTGTGTGTTCCGTGAATAACACCTGGTAATACCATCATATTGATATCAAACTCATCTGGATTAGATACTGCGTTAATAGCTCTCTTGAAAACTATTGAACCACTTGTGCTAGAACTTGATAAATCAAATCCTTGTGTGTTGTCTCCAATATCTGTTCCAACAGCATAATGAACTGCTGGATTTTGTCCGTCAAATCCCCATTGGAAAGGAATTGTAAACTTTCTTTGTTCTATTGCTGAATTAGAAAGTGTTATCAATTCTGTTTGGTCTGCAAAAGTTGTTGCTACTGCTGAAGCTCCGTCAGAACCTAACATATTTTCCAATGACATTGTTACATTATTACCTTGTGCGGCAGTTGCTGGGATTGGTGATAAGTATTCTCTATTATTAAGATTACTAAAGTCAAACCCATAAAATGTATTTTGGTCAAAGTCTGCTACTGATGAACTTTGGTTTGATTTAAATGATGCAGTTACTATTTGTGTTGCTCCAATATCTGTTGAAAGGAAAGGAACATATACTTTGTTAAATCCAAAAGGAACAACAGTAGTTGGGAAAGTTTCTAATTCTTTGAAATCTCCTACTCTGATGTGTTTACTTTTGTTTGGATAATCACCATAAAAAGTTAGTTTACCATTTGAATCTATTTCTACAAATCTATCACCAATTACTCTTGCGAAATAATTTGTTGAACTTGGGTCAAATGATAAATTGTCAAATTGTTCCATTACGGTGTCGTTGTCAGGTCTTGTTGAATCATTGTTAAAGTTTACTGAACGCACTTGTAATGAGAAAGTTCCGTAATCAGAACCAGCAACACTACCAGCATCTTGAACATTTAAAATGTTGATTTTGAAGTGTTGATTTACATTACTTCCGTGTGAACGAGTGTAAACTCTAAACAAGTTAGACCTTGTTCCACCAATAGTTTGTGATTGTATGAAAGGTGTTCTTGCATACTGGTAATTAGCATTACCTGTCCAAGTAGTCGCTGTTCCGTCATCATTGAATCCGGTTGCTCCAGTTGACAAATTTAATCCATTTGTTTCGTGGGAAGCGGATGCAAAACTACCTGTTAGTTTGTTGATTAAATCTCCGTGAAATGATTTAAAGTTTTTATACAAATATACCGGTTCTGAATTGTTTTGTGGGTCATTAGTTAAAACTTTATCAATGTAAAGTGCACTGGAAGTATTAAAAGAAATTGATTTCTCTAAATTACCAGTTGATGAAGTTACAGCTAATTTAAGTGAACCTGTTACATTTTCAATGGTTTTTAGTGAACCTGAAAGCACAACTACATCTTTTGCAAGTCTTGTTGGTGCTAAAACTGACAACAATTTTTCGTGTAGGTAAGATTCTGCAGTGCTTGCAGTTGAACCTGAAACGAAAATGTTAATGTTGTTAGCTTGATAACCACCAATTGCAAGGACTCTAACAATTGTTACTGAACCAGCAGATTTTAAGTATTGTTTAGCCGTGTAAGGGACATAAAAACGAGAATCTAAAGTTCCAAATATTTCTTCAAACTCACTAAAATTACTGATTTGTGTCGGTGTAAAAGCAGGGCCTTTTTGTGTAGGCCCAATTAACGCCGCACCAATTTCAGAAATTCCTTGTGGTAAGAAAGATAGGTCTTTTTCTCGTGTAAATACACCAGGGCTAACGATTCTTTCTGCCATTATTTTTCTCCGATTGGTTGAAATTAAAACTAATAATAAATATCAGCTTAAAATCTCAAAAGTGTTATATAT